CGCCACACCAGCGTTCTGCCGAGCCTGCCGCTCCGGCACATCCGCCGACAGCGCACGGCCGTAGGTGCGGGCACCGGCGATCCGCGCCGTCTCCTCAATCCACTCCCGCGGCGCCTCCGGCGCCGGCGACGGCACAAAAAACCCCGGAACCCGCGCCTCCGCGCGCGACTCGATGTAGTAGCCGGTCGCCANNCGGCTCGACTCCCGCCGCAGGCTCGAGATCAGCGCCACCAGCGCGGCGATCAGCGCCCGCCACACGCTCGGCTCCCGCGGCTGGTAGGCATCCAGCCACAGCCTCAGCACCTCACGGGTCGCCTGCGCCGCCAGGCGCGCCTGCGCGGCACGGTGCTGCTCAGCCAGCTGGTTCTGCGACGGCAACCGCGGCCTCCCGCTCGACCTCACCGGCATCGGACCCCGCCGCGGCACCGGGCTCGCCGGGCTCGCCGGGCTGCGACGAGTTCAGCTGCCGATCCAGCATCCGGTTCAGCTGCTCCATCGCGTCCGCATCCCGCCGCGCCCGCTCGGCGGCCTTCCGCCACCGGTCCACATCCGTCTTGGTCACCCCGGGGACGCGCTCCCACAGCTCCTCAACAGGCACATTCAGCATCTGCGCCAGCTTCCCGAGCGCATCCACCGTTGTACTGAGCGACCGGGCCTCCGTATCCCGCCACACCACCTGGGCGGCGATGTCCTCCCAGCCCTCGCGGTCGCCGGCCGCCAGCGACGCCAGCCGCAGCATCTGCTCATGCGACTCGCCGAACGAGCTCTTGCGCTCGGCGATTTTCCGCTGCAGCCCCGACTCGGCCGCCGCCAGCGCCTCAGCCGACAAATTCGCCATCTGGCCGAGCAGGTGATGCGGCGGCGTCTGGCTGACGGTCGCGATATTGCGGATCGTCGCCTCAATCGACTGCAGATACCCGGACAAATCGGTCTGGGAGAACTCGCCGAACCTCACATCCGGGTCCTCGGCGACCCACAGCCGGTCCACCGCCGCCTGGAACGGCGACCGCGGCGACCCGTCCTCATCGGTGACCACCATGCCGGCGATCCACCGCTGCCGAAACGCCGCATACTGCTGCGCCATCAGCAGATTGAACGTCGTGGCGTTCAGCTGATCCTGCATCTCAAACAGCGGTTCGACCTCGCCGCGGACACAATCATCCCCGTCCAGATCTTCACCGTTGAGGTAGCGGACCACCGGGCACACACCCAGCCCGTGCTCCTCGGCCCTGACCAGGCGCAGCTTGCCGGCCTCGGTCTCCCGCGCCTCCATGTCGTACCGGTGCGTGGCATCGTAGAGCCGCACCGACTTGACCCTCCCCTTCAGCGTGTTCCGGGAGGTCACCTCCAGCGCGAACTCCGGCCACTCGTCATCCACCGGGTCGGCGTAAAACGCCGTCAGCCGGCGCGGCGACTTGGGTTTGATCACCGGCACCGGCGTCCCCGGNAGCACCACCGCGTACGCAACGCCGTATTTCAGCGCCGCACGGTGCAGCCCATGCTGNCGGGCATCCATCCGGTTCGCCTGCCAGATCTCCCACGCCCTGGCGTTCTGCGACGAGCCCGCCGGCCGGTACCCGTCCACATACAGCGCCTGCGCCACCACCGTGACCACCAGCGGCAGCACGTTCACCCGGGCCCGCCGGATCAGCCACTTGTACTCCTGCCGCGCGCCCTTCGGCACATACACGCTGGAGGCCTCGCCGCGCATGTACGCGGCGATCTTCCGCAGCCGCGTCTGCTCCCCATCACGCAGCTCCAGCAGCGTCCTGGCCGCATCCAGCGCCTGGCTCTCGGAGAGCGCCACCACCAGCACCCCCCTCCACAATCAGCTGAACCCAAACACCCGGCCCGACCGGGGCTTCGCCTTCGACTGCCTGGACCACTCCGCCGACCCCAGCAGCTTCCGCCGCACCATCCGCGCACCGACCATCGCCACCGCGGCGTCGATCTTCCGCCCCGACTCGCGATGCTCCTTGCCGATCGACACGCCCCACTTGTTCGGGCGGCGCCGCGCATTCACCACGTGCTGCCGCAAAACCCGGTTCCCGTCATGCGTCAGCAGACGGTCCCGGATATCCGTCCAGGAACGCTCACACGCCTCGGTGAACTCCTGCTGATGCGCTGGCGTCCGCATGTCCCACACGATCGGGTGCGGGCTCCGCGACCCCCGCGGCGCCGCATGAATCAGCAGGCCCGCGCCGTGCCGCTCGGCCCACGCATCCAGCAGCGCATCCCAATACCGCTCGCCGGTCTCATCCTCGCCACCGCCAGGGTCGGCGAAGAACCCCACCACCGACCACTCGGCGAACGCGCGGTCCACCCGCGCGTCAACCAGCTCCCGCGGCACCGACCACGGCACCCTGGAGTCCAAGCCGGGCGGGCGCTGCCAGCAGTCGATCAGGAACACATGCCCGTCGGACACGCAGCAGCCGACCAGCACCGTCGCATCATCCGACTTGGAGCCGTCGAAAAACAGCGTGATCTTCTCGCCGGGCTCCACCAGCCGGTCCTTACGCTCGCACGCATCCCACTCATACGGCGCGACCCACGCGTCCTCGGCGGCGACGATCTGGTTGTACCAAAACCGTCGCGACCGGCTCGGCGGATTCCGCGGGTCCAAGATCGACTGGACGATGCCGTTGACATCCAGCCAGTGCGAATCCCCCCGCACCAGCTCGACCACCCGCGGCGCGGCCTCCGCAGACAGCGGAGCCTCCGCCGGCGCCTCAAGCGAGTCATACAGCAGACCCGTGTCCCGGGCCCGGCCCGCCGCCATCAGCTCATACGCCTCACGTGCCCGCTCCGCCACCGAGTCCTCACCCGGCATGTACGCGTTCGTGATCGCCAGCGCGCGCGCCATACCGTCCGACGATTTGGTCGCGTTACGCTCGATCACCGCGTCCATCTCATGGCCGCCGTTGGTGGCGAGCCAGTGATGCGTCTCGTTCTTGATCGTGAACGTCGGCCGGCCACCCTCGAGCGCACGCGGCGACGACGACACCGCCTCAATCCGCCGGGCACCCTTGAACGCGTAGATGATCTCCTTGCCGAGGTCGATCTGGTACCGCTCAAGCGCCGCCTTGGTGAAGATCCCCGGAAAGATCGTCATCGTGTTCCGGTTCTGATCCTTGCTCACCGCGGCGATCTGAATCCACGCCTCCGGATGCGGCACACCAGCCGGATGCTCATTCCCCCACGGGTCCCGAACCGTCCGCCCCGACGGGTCCGGCCGGCACGGCCCCACCAGCTCCGTCGCCGCCAGCGTCGCGACCAGCGGGTCCTTGCCCCAGCCCTTGATCCGCTGCAGCACGCCATCCCGGAACAGCCACCGGCCATCCTCGTCAACCGCGTACCACCACAGCACAAACCGCAGCTGCTCAGGCGTGTACCGCCACGGCCGGCCCGAGGGATGCTGCAACGCCTCGGCCTGCCACATCACGATGCTCCACCCGAGCGTGCGCTCCGGCAGATACCAGCCGCTCGGATGATCCGGGTCCCGCCGCCACGTCGGGCCGATCCGCACCGGCTCCAACGCGTCAAGATCAACAGTCGTCGTGTTGTCAGCCGCCGAGAGCGTCACGGTAATCGTCCAACGCGAGCACGCTGGCCGGCTTCCCGTCCTCAACACCATGCCGCTCGAGCTCGAGCCGCGCACGACGCCGCGCACCCTCCGTCGTCAGCAGCTCGGTCATCGCTGAGGAGACGGCGGCAAACAGCTGCGCCGAAAACCGGGGCGCCTGCAGCCCGCGCGACATGGCCTCCGCCACATACACCGCGGTCGCCACATCGGACGGCTCGTAGAAGACCGCCTGACCCGACACCTGCAGCGACTCGTACCACTCGCGCGCGATCGGGTGCCAGTCCTCGTGGGCCGGCGGGAACTCCACAACGGCCACACCGGCAGAAACCTTGGTCACCTCGCCGCCTTCCGGCTTGTTCCGGCGGCGGCGCTCCTCGCTCCGCTTGGGGATAGGGCCCCTCGGACGTGCCATCGATTCCTCCCATGTCGGGACGGCCGCATACCCCATGCCGGGGCACAGCGGTTCAAGATCAAAGTCCTGCGTGAGGCAGAGGTGAGATCGGCGCGCGGCATGCCACCTCACGCCGATTACGTAGCGTGTCGCGACCTCACAACCCGTACAGAAAG